ACCACTGTGTAACACAGGGATGAAGAATAGGAATGCTGCCGTCTTTAATTTCGGCGCAAAGTAACAGTATGAAGCTGAGATTTGCGACGATTTTACCGATGGTTTCTTTAAAATGGATAAACCTGTTAAGCCATGGACTTTCGAGCAGGCGCTGTTTGGTGATCCCCGTTTAGGGATTGCCAGCATGGCCAGTTCGTCCAAGTGTGTAGGTTACCACTTTCAAGATAAAAAGAGTACACTTGTCAATTTTGAGACTAAGACATACTCCCCTAAATTGAAGGAGAGAGTTGAAGAGTATTTAGAATTGATAAAGAAGGAACCTTTGGTTTCGATGAGTCAGGTTTTTTTGAAATCTGAATTGTTGGAGCCCAAGAAAGTAGATGATTTGATGCCTAGAACTATTAATGCGCATGATCTTGCGTACAACATAGTTTTGAGGATGTTTTGTGGACCTATTTTGGGTGAGATGGTAAAACACCCCGCCCAAAGTGCTTGCGCGCTAGGAATAGATCCACATTCTGCTGATTGGGCCGATCTTTATAATCATATTACAGCTTTCAAGAATTTGATCGCGGGTGATGCCAAGAAATTGGAGTCAAGCACGGTCGAATTCTTTTCGAGGTTGTTTACAGTGTTTATAAAGAGAGGTCTTATATTGACAGAGCAAGAGGATACTATGGTTACAAACCTGCTCAGTTCAATGAACGGTTTTGCTTTCATAGTATCCAATGTTGTCTATCAAACCTGGAACGGACATAGTTCTGGGCATCTTTGTACGACCACATTTAACTCTTTTGTTATTTGGGTTGCACATAAGGTAGTTTTTAATCATCTATATAGAGACCTTGTTTTTGAGGATCATGTAGCGTTGAAGACTAGTGGTGATGACAGTACGGGTGGTGTTTCGGATGATGTCCCAGAATTCAACATGAAAAATATTGCAAAATATTTTAATGAGTTCTGGGGTATTGTTTATACATCCCCCGATAAATCGGAAGTAATTCCGAACTATATTGAGAGAGGTTCTGAGAATGACACGTTTCTGGGTAGGCGTTTTGTAAAAGAAAGCACCTATGTGTTGGCGCCGTTGAGATTAACGGCCATACACAATCTAATACTCTGGGGCAAGGATGTCCCGGGTATGACCAGAAACCAAGTTTTCAAGGATCGTATTAATATGGCTCTTAAGGAGGCCAGTATACACGGAAAAGAG